GGCATCAACGCACGGGACATCAAAGCATGGGGCATCAACGCATGGGACATTGAATATTACGCTTTCTGTATTGCTTATGAAACATTAAAAGTAAAAACAATAAAGGGAAGACGACTTAATTCATTCCATAAATGTTTAGATAATGAAATAGAGTATAAAAAAGATACTAAAACAATCTCAATAGACGGAAAAGATATTGAAATTTCAGAAGAAAGTTTTGAGGAATTTAAAAAACAATTTAACAAATAGATTATGAATAACAAACAAACAACTAAATGTACTGGTAAAGGTATTAGAATTACATTATGTCGTTCAAGCGATGATTCATTACGAACATTTACAGAACATGAAATTGAAAATGGAAAAGTACAAGAATGGTCAGGTCAATGCGATGTTTTTATTGCTGAACAATATAACCAAGCGAATAATTATGAAAAACAAACAAACAACTAAATGTCCTGAGTGTATAGATGGGGTAGTATATGCAGGTAGGTTAGAGAACGTTGATTATATTACTAAAGATTGCAATTCCTGCACAGGTACAGCTGAAACAGTATCAGAGGACAAGAGAAACTTTGCACGAGTTAGACGATCAAGCGACAACGCAGAGCTAGATTTCACATGGCAAGACATTATAAAGGGAAATGTTCTTAACTGGGTTAATAAAAATGGTACAGCAGACGGTTTTGTAGCAATAGAATACAACCCAAGTGGTAACGGTAATGATATTGTTCATACAACAGCAGTTCACCAACCAAGATTAGTAACTTCTGGTGTATTAAATACATCAAATGGAAAACCAGCACTAGAAAAAGCATATGAAACTCATAATTATGGTTGTCAGTACAGTTCTTCCTGCACAGGTACAACTGAATCAACACTACAGGAAAAGTTTGAAAGAGAATTCGGTATACGCTTTAAAGGCAAAGGCACAGGTAAACAAGAACAGACAATGGAGGAGAGGAATGTATTAAAACCAATGGAAGAAAGATTTTATGATGAGTACAGACATATTCAACATATCAAAAATGAAGAATCAGGAAATACATATAAGCCTATTATAGACTTCATCAAACAAGAAATAGCCCTCGCAGTACAACAAGAGAGGGAGAGGATATGTAAACTAATTACTAACGACAACACAAAACAATTTGAAGGATTTTTAGTAATAGGAACTTACAAAGAACACATTATCAAAGCAATCAACAAAGACTTATGATAATTAAAAGACTACCTAGGAAATTGCACACAATAAGTGGCATATGCGACACAGGCTCAATCATTAAAACAATGAGAGAAGATTGTGGTTTATCACAAATAGAACTCGCAAAAGAAATTGGCTTAAACTCTGCAGCGGCAATTAGTCTCTATGAGAGCAACGACAGGAAAATAAGCTATCACAGAATGAATGAAATTAGGTGGGTTTGTGGTCTAGAGATAATTAAAAAATAATATGAGTAAATCAATAAAACTAGAGGAAAGATTTGATGAAATATTGGAAGAGTTAATAGGACAAACAGATTATTCAAATGAAACACATACATGAAAGAACCTAGAGAAAAAATATTAAAAAAAGGTGACACCGTAAAAATTAAAAAAGTTTCGCCTGACGTACTAATTACAAAAATCATTGAACGAAAAGGAAAGCATGATTATTACGAAGGAGAAATAAGGGGAACATACGATCCCAATAAATGTAAGGTATATTTTACCAAAAACGATATAGCAGAAGATGAGTAATTCTGCTATAATGGAAGTATGACAAACGACCCATTCACAAGCGAAGAAACAGCAGGAGAGCAAAAAGAAAAAGAGGATAATGTCTGCACTTCGTGCGAGGGATAACAACTAACTCAATTAACCAATTAAAACAAATTATTTATGAACAAAACAAACCAAACACTTTTACTTATTGCTATATTAGCAGGACTAGCTTTTCTATTTGTAACCTTTACATCTGAAACAGAAGCACCTAAGGTAGAAGTAGAACAAAAAACAGCAGTACAAGAATTATACGAAGATGAAATGGAAATCGGCTTTGTAGAATCCTGTTTTGAATCAGCACCATTATCACAATGTCAGTGCACATATGATTCACTTATGAATGAACTAGGATTTGAAGGATTTGTAGATATGTCTACTGAATATTCTGAAACAGGAATACTTACAGACAAAGCAATATCTATCTTTTCATCTTGTAGCTAAGAAAAAAACCTAATCAACTCGTGGTTAGTGAGAAGATAGTAGTTAAACACTTAAATCAATGGAACTTAAATGAAATTGATGTCTTCGCACTGCTCATGCAGTAATTATTATCATAAATAACCAAACCAACGTATGAATGAAAAAACTAATGAGATCGAATTAAAAAACGGAGACAAGCTAGTCTTCATGGACAAGGAAGAAAAGAAAAAACTAGAAATAGAACTTTTACAACTCTGTGAAAAATACAACGCAGCTATAGTACCTGTACTAGAAAGAAAGGAACTACTTTCAGAAGTAAAAACACAGGCTTCAATGCACATCTACAAACTAATTAAGAAAGAAGAAAATGCCGGAGAAGAAGAAGAACAAGAAGCTAAAGCCTAAGGAAAAAGAATTTGCTAAAAAGTATGTAGCTAACAATAAGAATGGTACTAAGACGGTCAAAGAAGTATACGGAATTAAAGATGATAAATACGCAAGTGTCAAGTCAGCAAGGTTGATAGGGAATGATAGTATAAAAGACGTAATTGTCAAGGAAGAACTGTCACTTAAAAAAGCTCTTATTCAACAAGGTATTACACCAGAAAAAATAGCTAACAAAATAGATGTATTACTAAATGCAACTAGTGATGTTTATGAAGATGGTGATGTTGTAGGTCAAAGAAAAGATTACACAGCTATCAACAATGGCCTTAAGCACGCAAAAGATATTTATGGAGTGGAAGACCCAGATTCAAATAAGGTAGTTAGCAACACTTATCAATTCTTTCACAATCCTACTTTTCAGCAGAACTTACAGGGATACGATCAAAACTTTAAAGAACAAGTAATCAAACAACAAAATGCTAAAACGATTGAAACAACTTCAGAAGATGTGGAGACTGACGGATAAAGAGCCAGAGTACTTAAAGCTCTTAGAGTCATTAACAGCAGAAGATATAAAATCTGTACCAGAGGGAAATAAGAAAGCTACTTTTATTCCAATGATGTCAGAGGGAGAACGTGATGACTTCGTAAGGAACAACGAGCCGTTTTGGAAGAAAATAAACGCAAAGTTAAAAGAGATAGTTAAGTAGTATGAATGATTCAGATCACCCAGACTACAAAAGACTTGAGAACAAACTCAAGAGCAACTGGCACAAAAGAGATGTAACCAAGCTAAGGGAACTTATTGCAAAAGAACATGATGTTGATGAGCAGATAGCTCCTAGCATATTCTACTGTGACGAATGCAAGCAAGACTACACCCCAGAGCGCATATACAAGCGTGAGGTGAAAGATTGGAATAACAATGGGACATTTAGGTATTGGCAAAGCAAACATTGCTCTAAGTGGAACACAAGGCTTATCAGCGAAAAGATAAAAGATAAGTTCTTTATTAAAAGCCCGTCAATAATTAGAGAAAGACGGTTAAGAAAACAAGAGATGTTACAGCCCGGACAATCCGGTTACGATATGCTCTATGGAAGAAAATAATCATGTATAACAATTACTATTTACTAAAACGATACGAGGAAGAAAACAACCAAGGGATTGAAATGGCTAAGTCACAAGATGACTTCTCATTCAAGGGAGAGATTGTAACAACACCAACAAACGAATCACTAGGGTTATCAGCAGGAGATAAAGTTATTTTCTTAAAAGATACCGGAGATGACATTGTATTAGAAGGGAACACTTATAAGATTGTAAAAGGAGAAAATCTAATCAAGAAAGTATAATGAAACTATATAAATTTGGAAACGAAGGGAGAAGTGGAATATTAAAAGGAATTAACATATCAGCAGATATAGTAGCACCTACACTCGGAGCTATTGGAAAGAAAGTTATCCTAGATGCAGGACACATGGATCCGATTGTCGCTGATGACGGAGCTAAAATCCTTAACATGATTGATCTTAACAACCGTTGGGAGAACATGGGAAACCGTTTGATGAGAAAGATTGTAAACAAGATGCACCACAAGGCAGGAAGTGGAAGAACTACCGCAGCAATACTAGCAAGAGCTTTCTGTAACGAAATACAAAAAGAACTAGACAAGGGTGTAAACTCTCGTGAACTAGTTGAGCGACTTAACAAGGGCCTTGCTGAAACAGTATCGCTCTTAGAGCAATACAAGCATGAAGTAAACGATTCTGATATTTATAAACTAGCGCTTACAGAAAGTAACGACCCAGAAATAGCAGAGATTATCTCAGTAGCTATCCTGGAACTAGGAAGGGATGGAGTTATCACCGTAGAGCAATCTAATAAGGTAGAACTATCGCTTGAAACCGTTAAAGGTATGAGAGTTAAGTCAGGACTTATTACTGATAGGCTTATCAATGATGCAACCAAAGCACGTTGTGTATTAGAAAACCCTTACATTCTTATCGCTGATAGACGTATTGCAACAAACTCTCAAATCAAGAACATTCTTGAAACTATCATTGCTGAAGGGAAGACGGACTTGCTTATCGTGGCTATGGATGTAGAAGGTGAAGCACTTGCATCACTAATTATGAACCATGAAAGACGAGCTATGAACATTGCTTGCATTCAAGCACCGTACAAGGGAGAACAACAAAAAGATTTCTTGTACGACCTTGCAGTACTAACTGGAGGTCATGTAATCAGTGAGCAAGCAGGATTGTTCTTAGATAAACAAGGAACTGATTTACTAGGTGAAGCGGTAAGTGTAACGGTGGATAAAGATGAAACAATTATCTCAGGAGGAAAAGCAGATGATAAAGCATTAGAAGACCGTATTACCGTTATCCGAGAAGTAGTGGATACAACAGCCGAATACGAAAAGAAAGTAGCTGAGGAACGCTTAGCAGGGCTTACAAGTGGTGTTGGAGTTATCAAGGTAGGTTCATTCACTGTTGATGAGCTTAGACTAAAGATTAACAAGATTGAAGATGCAATTAACTCTACAAAACTAGCCCTTGATGAAGGTGTACTAGCCGGAGGAGGAAGTGACTTCGTAAAGGTTGCATTCAGACACAGCGATCCTTTATTCCAAAAAGCACTTAAGTCTCCATTCTTACAGATGGAAAAGAATGCCGGAATGAAAAGACTATGGAACGACAGGACAAAAGACTTAAAGAATACTCATAAGGGATATGACTTTGTAACAAGGAAAATGGTCAATATGCACTGGTCAGGAATTATAGACCCATTCAAGGTAGAACGTATTGCCCTTGAAACAGCTATTTCTATCTCATCTATCTTCACAGATATTGAAGTAGCTTGCGCTGAGTACCCAGAGAAAGACGAAGACTAACATCGTGGTTGGTTATTGAAAGATCGTCTAACGGTAGGACAACTGTTTTTGGTGCAGTTTATCTAGGTTCGAATCCTAGTCTTTCAGCAGATTATGAATATAAAAGAAGAACAACCGAAAGTAGAAGACTTATCTATCCTTAATTGGATTTTTAAGAACGGTATTGTTTCAGAAAAAGGCGAGCCGTTAGACTTCAAAGACCATGCCTTTTTGCTCGACATACTAACGGACTGGAGCAAGAACATGGCCGTGGTGGCTTGCGCTCAGGTAGGTAAGTCAGTGACGTTCAACCTCAAGGCTTTATTTGCTTGTGAAAAGTTTAAGTGGAATATTATTTATTGTGTTGATGAGGAAACACAAGCACTTACAAAGAATGGATGGCAGGATTATTCAGATATTAAGGTTGGTGATGAGATATTAACATTGAACATGGAAACAGGTTTTTCAGAATATGAAACTGTTGCAGAAATGTTTATTAAGAATGGTAGCTTTGAAATGGTAGAAATGAAAACACGTTCATTTAATGCTTTAGTAACTCCAAATCACCGTTGGGTTGTAAATGAACGAAGAGGAAATAAGATTCAAAAAGAATATCTTTTCAAAGAGACTATAGAATTACAGAGTGGAGTTACTAAACTTATTCCAAGAGCTGTTCCCTTTAAGAATCAAAACAAATCTATTTACTCAGATGATTATGTTAAGTTATTGGCTTGGATATTTTCAGAGGGATATTATGAGAAAGGATTGAATGGTAATTCAACACGAATAATCATATCTCAATCAGAAAGAGTAAATTTGCCTTACGTTCTGGAAATAAAAGAAACACTTAAAAATCTTGCACTATCTTACACAGAGAATAAATCAAATAACGATTGTTTAGTATTTGCAATTAAGGGTGACTTCTCAAAAGAAATAAAGGACAGATTCCCAAATAAAATACCTGACACTAATTTTATAAATCAATTAACAGATAAACAGTTAGTAGATTTTATTGAGACATCAGTTAAGGCAGATGGATGGGAACAATTCGGATATAGTAAGTTTATTCAAAAAGATAAACAGTTTATTGATATCTTCTCTATGGCTTGTACATTGGCTAATATTCCACACTCAATAGGAACGCAAAGACCTGACGGATGTTATCAAGTGTCTCTAACAAGAAACCGCAGGTCTTATGCAGACCAAATAAAATATACACCTGTAGAATACAGCGGAGATATATGGTGTCCCAGAACAAAAAACGGAACATTTTTCGCTAGAAGAAAAGGACAGACATATTGGACTGGTAATACGATGCCGACAGATAGCGATGTTAGAGAGTTCGTAGGAACAAAGACCAATCGTATTCTGCTCAACAACCGTAAAACCTTTCACGATATCCAAACAGATAACATTGAACGTAAAGATATACATGGACGTACTATTTATTTCAAAGGTACAATCTCTAAGAGTGCAGCTATTTCAACATCGGCTGATTTAGTAATCCATGATGAAGCAAGTCGTTCAGGACAAGAAGCCTTGAACACCTATAAGTCAAGAACAAAAGACTCAGATTATAAGGGTCGATGGCTATTCTCTAACCCAACCGTTGAACGTGACACCTTAGACTTAGAGTTTCAGAAGTCAGACAAGAAGGAATGGCATATCACTTGCCCTCACTGTGAGGATGAGCATTACATGAACTTCCCGGATTCATTTGACTTAGAAGAAAAGGTATTCATATGCAAGAACTGTAAAGAGCCTATTGATGACGATGTAAGGCGCAACGGTAGATGGATAGACCAAGACGGTATGGTTTGGACTGGAAAGGTAAACCCTCGCTATGATGTATCAGGGTGGCACTTATCTCACTTGATGGCTACGAAGATAACCGCTAAGGAAATCATAGAAGATAGTTATGGCGATCAAGAGTATTTCCATAACTTCGTATTAGGGCAACCGTATAACCCTGGTGACTTAACTGTTTCAAGGACTACCATCCTTGATATTTGGACTCCTCAAGATTTAGTCACAGGAAATTACTATCTAGGGGTAGATGTAGGGAACGTGAAGAACTATGTTCTCGGTAGTGAAAAGGGAATCATAAAAGCCGGAAAGTTTACCGAATGGAGTGTCCTAGAAGATATGATGAAGCATTATAATCCTAAGCTAGTAATAGATGCGTTACCAGATAGTACAATGAGTAAATACTTTGTTAAGAAATACCGGAACGCTCTGATGTGGTACCCAATGGAGAATGCAAACAACCCACAGCTTGTCTATTGGTACGGAGAGAATGATAAGAAAGGTATTATCTATTCGCACAGGGATAGGAGCATCGATATGCTTATTGATGACATGGTACAAGCTAAGTTCTTGATTGGTGTACCGTCAAACAAAGACTTGGTAGAATACATTAAGCACTTTGAAACATTAAGGCGAGTCAAAGAAACAAACGCTAAGGGAATTGAAAGATATGTATGGGAGTCAACGACTGGAGTGGATCACTATTGTTTTGCAACTCTTTACTACAGGCTTGCTATTAAAAGTCAGAGTAACGGAGTGTTTATGTCTGATGCACCAAAGCCATACAACATTATTAACAACAACAAGGTAGGAGAATGGGATAATTACTTTGATAAACTAAAATACACCGATGAATAAAGAAATAACTATTTTGATGTCTGAAAAAGATGTAGAAAGGTGGAAGTATTTCCAAACAAATTACGAAAACTTTGTAACCCTTATAGACAACCGCGCATTTGATGTTGGATTCGGTAAAACAATAATGAACTTTGCTTCAGGGGATATGAAGAACGTTGTAAAGGAAGAAATTGTATGGCGGAAGTAGTTATACAGGTATAGACATTTGACTACTTCTATGTATATGAAGTATAATAGTATTATAAGCAGCTTTAACCGAACCACGGCGAGCAAGGATAATGTCCTTGTTTGCCTTTTTTTATATGAAACCAAACATTAAAGACCTAAAAGAGGAAGAATTAGTAAAACTTGTGGATAACAGGTACAAATCTTCCGAAACTTTGTGGTCTATCATTGACAAAACTTATAAGACCAACACTAGCTTTTACGATAACGAGCCAGACTGGGTTAAGAAAGTTCCTGCAATGGTACAGAAAACGTTATCAAACCGTATAACGTCTAACATGGAGTCAGTTATTAACTCAGTAATCGCTAATCCTCCTGGATTAAACTTTATCGCAGGAAGAACTACCGAAGAAAGTGAAGAACTAGCTCGGACACAAGAACGTTTCTTCCTAAAGAAGTATAACGAACGTAATGTTAAGGAAGATATGCGTATGGGCCTTAGAAACCTCTACTTTGGACGTTTAATGGTATTAAAGCCGTTTTGGAACCCTAAAATAGACGACTTTGACGTAAAAGCTATTGATCCAAGGAAGGTACGCTTCGCTAAGAACTCTACAAAGGAAGAAGAAAGTGAGTTTGCTATCGAAAAGGTAACAGATAACCTATGTAACCTACTTACTCGTTTCCCAGAAAAGAAAATAGACATTCTTGAAAAGTCAGGATTTACTGAAGAAACTATCAACGATGCGTTTATTGAAAACCCAGAAGTAGAATACGAAGAAGCATGGATCGGTGATTACCTTATCTGTAAGTACGGAACTATTATTCTCTCAAGAATAAGAAACCCTTACTGGGACTGGGATGGACTTCTTGTAACTGAAGAAGAAGAAGAACAACTTGAAAACCAAGAAGAAGGATTATCAAAGGATGCAAGACGGCAGTTGATGACAACTATTAAACTTGAACAAGAAACAAGAATCGGACAACAGAAAGAAGCTACTGAAAGAGAGTCTGAAAAGGAAGCCTACGGATCAGGAGAAAAGCCAGAAGGAATTAAGAAAGAAAGCGGTGAATTAGAAGGTGAAGAATCTATTGAACCAAACGAAGGACACTCAGAGCCAATTAGCTTTAAGTCTTATTACTTCAATTACTTTGACAAACCTCGTAAACCTTATGTATTTGCTACTATTCTTAATAACGAAAACCAACCTATCGGAAGAACAGACTTCATAACTCTATCTATTCCCTTACAAGAATCTATTGACCGGAGAAAGCAAGACATTGGACAGAACGCAGAGCTAATGAATGGAGTTACCAAAGTTGACTCTAGTGTTATGACAAAATCAGAAGCTCAGTCACTAGCATATCAAGCGAAAGGAATTATCTATGGTGACGGAGTCGTTAACGGAGTACAACGAGAGACTGGAGTAGCACTTCCCAACTTCATTATTGAAGATATGCAAGACTCTCGAAACGAGATCGATAACATCATGGCAGCATCTTCAGCATTCAGAGGTGAACGTGAAGGACAAGAAACTAAGGCCGGACGACTAGCACTTATACAACAATCATTTCTAAGACTGAACGAAATGGTACAGGTAGTAGATTATGTTTACTCTGAAACCTTCTCATGGTTCTATCAACTTGCTAAGACTCGATACACTGAACGTCACTACGTAAAGTGGATGGGAGAAGAAGGAGCAACGAAGATTATTGACCTTATTCAAGATGACTTTGAAACAGGAAGTGAAATTCAAGTAATTCCAGGTAAGACATTGCCAGTAGATACAGAGTTTAAGCTTGAACGCGCACAGAGAGACGTTGATGCAGGACTTATCTCACCAATCGACTATATGGAAGAAGCAGGGTATTCAAAC